ACTTGGTATATTGTTGATAATGCAACAAGTATGAGTACACACACTCTAGGTTTTAAACCTGCAGGTGGTACAGCAACGAACCTTGTAGCAGGATCTAAACACATACTCTACTCTGATGGTTCTGTTATGTTTGATGTTTTGGCTGACGCAGGAAATATCAAGGCCAACGGAACATTAACAGTATCAGGTAACACATCTCTTGATGGTGGTACTTTTGTTTTTAATGAATCAAGTGCTGATTTAGATTTTAGAATTGAAGGTAATGGCGATGCAAACTTATTTTTTGCAGATGCAGGTAATGATAGAATTGGTATTAAAACAGCTTCTCCTTCAACAGAACTACATGTAGTAGGTGGTATTAAAGCAACAGGTGCTATTGACTTTGATGGTGGTGGTTTTACTTTTAATGATACAGGAGCTTCAGTAGATTTCAGAGCTGAAACAAATACATTAGCTAATGCTTTCTTTATTGATGGCTCAGCAGATAAAATTGGTTTTGGAACAAATACACCTGCTAATGCAAGTGTTGAAATAAATCAAGCAAATACTGCAGGAGCTATAGCTTGTTTATCATTAGATCAAGATGATGTTGATCAAGAATTTATATATTTTGAGGGAGCTTCTGCAAGTGATAGCACTGCAAGTTTATCTTCTTCTACTGATACAGCAGGTGGTAAAGTAGGAGCAATAAGAGTTAATATAGCAGGGACAGATCGTTGGATCAGATTTTATGATTCAGCAGTATAGGAGCTACAATGCCTTTAACAAAACTGCAAATAGCACCTGGAATAGATAAACAAAATACTGAATACGGTGCTGAAGGACGATGGATAGATTGTGACAACGTTAGGTTTCGTTATGGACTTCCTGAAAAAATTGGTGGTTGGACTAAAGTAACAAGTGATGCACTTGTTGGCGCAACTCGTGCTATTCTAACATGGTCTTCTCTTAATGGTGTTAAGTATGCTATCTATGGCACTAACAAAAAACTTTATGCTTATTCAGAAAATATCTACGCTGATATAACTCCCACTCGTGCTACAGGTAGTATTACACAATTTGGAACTACTAATACATCTTCAACAGTTACTGTAACAGATGCAGATCACGGAGCATTGATTGGTGACTTTGTTACAATATCAAGTGTTAGTGGAGCTATTGGTGGTTTAACACAAGCAAATTTACAAGGTGAATTTGAAATACTTACAGTTCCCTCTACAAGTACATACACAATAGAAGCTCCCGCAAACGCAACATCGACTACAACAGGAGCAACAGCTACAGCAACATATCAAATTAATACAGGTTCTGCCGTATCTTTGTTTGGATATGGTTGGGGTGCAGGTACTTGGGGAGCTTCAACTTGGGATGCATCTAGAGAAGGTTTAACAGGTGGAGATGGTGTGTTATTGGAATCAGCAAAATGGTCATTAGACACATGGGGAGAAGATGCTTTATCACAACAATTTAATGGTGGACTTTATTATTGGGACACTTCAGCAGGGTTATCTAGTAATTTAGCTGCTGTAACCAATGTATCAACAGCTCCAACAAGAAGTAGATTTATGCTTGTGTCAGGTGATGATAGACATGTTATTTGCTTTGGAACAGAAACTACAATTGGTACATCTACTACACAAGATAATATGTTTATTAGATGGTCTACACAAGAAAATCAAAATATATGGACTCCAAGTGCAACTAATACCGCAGGATCTAAAAGATTAGTAGATGGTAATTTTATACAAACTGCTGTTAGATCTAGAGGTGCTGTTATGATATGGACTGATACATCATTATATCAAATGCAATTTATTGGACCTCCTTTTACTTTTGGTTTTAATCAACTTGGTTCTTCTTGTGGATGTATTGGTCTTCATGCAGCTATTGATGTAGGTGGTAATTCTTTTTGGATGGGTACTGATTCATTTTTCTTATTTGATGGTGCCGTGCAAAAAATTCCTTGTACAGTTCAAGATTATGTATTTGATGATCTTAATCAAAATGCTAAACAAGATATATTCTGTGCAGCTAATACAGATTTTAATGAGATTATATGGTTTTATCCTTCTAAAAATTCAACACAAATAGATAGACAAGTTACTTTTAACTATGCAGAAAACTTATGGTATGTAGGAACACTAGCTAGAAGCTCTTGGGAAGATCGTGGAGTTTATGATGAACCTTATGCAGCAGAGTTTGAAGCACAAGATACAACAGCTACTATATCAACAATTAATGGATTAAAAGCAGGGCGTACTTTTATTTATGCTCATGAAGTAGGAAGTAATGATGAAAGTAATGCATTACCTGCTCACATTGAATCTGGCGATATAGATATTGCTGATGGTGATAATTTTATGTCTGTTTCTAGAATTATTCCTGATTTTAAATCACAGACAGGAACAGTAGATTTAACATTTAAAACAAGGCCTTATCCTTCTGGAACACAAAAAACTCATGGGCAGTTTAATATTACAACTTCAACAACGAAACAAGACACACGGATCAGGGGCAGACAACTTTCTGTTAGGGTAGAAAGTGATGGCGTTGATGATGATTGGAGATATGGTACACTTAGATTAGATATAAAACCTGATGGAACAAGAGGTTCATAATGTCATCGATTTTAATACCAAGATTACCACAAGCATCGAAAGAGTATAGTCAAGCACAAATGAATACAATGATACAAACACTTGATCAAATGATATTTATTCTTAATAATAGTTATACTCCAGAGACATTACGTAATGAGGATGAACAAATAACATGGTTTTTAGGATAAATGGCAAACGTTTATACAAACTATAAATCAAATTTGTCAACAACATCGTTGACATCTGTATACACAGTACCAACAGCTACGACTGCTGTGTTAAAATCTATAAGAATATCCAACAAAGATGTAAATAATAACTGTAACATATCTTTGTTTTTAGTTGATTCTGATGGTGTAAGCTATCCGTTAGAAACAGATAGAACTGTTAGGGCTAAACAATCGCAAGAAATATTAGCTACAGGAGCAGTGCATGCAGGTTTTGGATCAGTAGATTCATCACTAGGCAGTCCTACTCCTATAATATTTAAAGAATCAGAAGTATTAAAGGCTCAAGCACAAAATGGTGGTGATTTAACTATTATAATAAGTGTTTTAGAGATAACATAATGTATTGCAAAAGGAGTGATAAATGAGTATAAATGAAGATACAACCGTGGTTGCTGGGAAATCTATTCCTAGTGATATAGAAGTAGAAACTACTGCAACTATTAAACACGCCTCAACAGGGAAGGTGTACGAGTCAGAAGACGAAGTTACATCAGATGTCAATGACCCTGCTACCGAAACAACTGAATCTGATATAAAAAGAGATGTTGCTATTTCGGTCAATAAATTGCCTGATATATTTGGAGGAAGTAATTAATTAAACATGGACTACAACATGCAAGATAACAGACCTAGCCAAGGTCTAGAAGCATTTAAAGATCAGATATCTAAAATTGCTGACTTGGGTAGATATGAAGATACATATATTGTGCACGCTGCAGAAGGTGAAACTGTTGTGCCTATGGAAGTCTTAGATGAAAATCCTCAACTAAAAGCTTTACTCTTTAATCAAATGCTTGATATGGGTATCAACCCTCATCGTTATATTGTAGGTAACGAATTTAACTCTATAAATCCTATTACAGGTCAACCAGAGTTTTTCTTAAAAAAATTATTTAAAAGTGCAAAGAAGGCACTAAAAAAAGTAGCGCCTTACGCAGGTATGATTGCGGGAGCCATGGGCATGGGACCAGGGTACTCAGCTTTAATTGGTGCAGCAGCTCCAGCATTAGCGGGTCAAGGAGCAGGAGCATCTCTTGCAGGTGGTCTTGGTGGTTATGGTGTGGGTTCAGCATTAGGTTCATCAAAATTCGCACAAGGTCTAGGAGCTAAACCAAACCAAGGTATGTTTTATGGAAAACCTATTGCTACTTCTACTACTTCTACTTCTACTTCTACTGCTAATCCTGTAAAACAAGATAAAAACTTTTTCCAAAAGATGTTTACAGGAAAAGAAGAAAAATTTAAAACTGCATATGACAAATATATAACAGATGATTATCCACCTGAAGTTGCTATGCAGCTAG